TCTTGCTGGTGCTTTAGGTGCTGCACGTGTACTTGAAGCGCTTGCACGCTTTTATCTAGCAGATGGAAATCTATCAGCAGAAGAAATCAACGAAGCCTTTGCTAAGGTGGACAAGAAAGCGAGTGCATAATGGGTCAACGTATGGACTTTATTGCAGTAGCCAAGGGTGAACTTGGTGTTATTGAAGGACCTAAAGATAACGAAACAAAGTATGGCGCATTCACAAAGGCTAACTTCCAACCATGGTGTGGGTCATTTGTTAACTGGTGTGCCAATGAAGTTGGCTTGAAGATTCCTAACTGTGTGTATACACCAGGTGGGGCTTCAGCATTTATGAAGAAGAAACAAGGGGAAGATGCTAGCGATACTGCTCAGCCACTACCAGGCGATATAGCCTTCTTTGATTTCCCAGGGGATAATGTCAATCGCATCAGTCACATAGGTATTGTCGTTAAAGATAACGGCGATGGAACAGTTACTTGCATTGAAGGCAATACTGCTCCCGATAAAAAAGGCGACCAACGAAACGGTGGGCAAGTATGCCTAAAGGTTCGCGCCTTTAAAAAGAAGAATGGTTCCAAACTACGCAAGTCACAGGCTGTGTCAATCGTAGGTTTTGGTAAGCCAGTCTTTAAATCATAAGGAGGAAATATGAACGCAGCGTTCAAAGCAGCAGCCCTATCATGGCTACGTGCATCTGCAGCAGCAGTTGCAGCGCTATACATGGCAGGAGAAACAAACCCTAAGACTCTTGCAGCAGCAGGTGTTTCAGGTCTCATTGGTCCAGCCCTTAAGTGGCTTGATTCATCAGCCAAGGAGTTTGGTCGCGGTTCTAAGTAACCGTAAACATCCCGTTTAAAAGGCTTTGCAGCCCCATAGACAGCAGTTAGCCCCCGTCCTGGTCTTCCCCATACCAGAGCGGGGGCTTTTCTGTTTTCCTAGGTGGTTCCTAGAAACCTTTTATCCCGTTTAGTATGTCCTCAATCTTAATTAGATAGCCCTTAGATGGGTTAGGTGGGATGTTGCAGGCTATAGCCCTGCCTCTAATAGTAACAATAGTCTTGAGAGTTTCAGTAGGTACCATCACTACTGCCCCTTCTAATACGAATGCCCAGTACTCAGCCTTTGTGGTTGATAGCCCTGATGGGTACCACTCTTCCTTATTGTGTGACCAGCACACTGTCTCTATGTAGACATTGCCTGTATCTTTCCACTTTAAATCTGTCTTTACTTCAATGGTTCTACCACCAGTGAGTAGTTCTTTGACTAGATTTTCTCCGTCATGACCAACTGATAAATCTATATCGAAGTCAGATAGTTTACTCATGCTATATCCCATGCGCTGTAGATAGGTTCTGAAACAATACCTAACTTCTTACGCAACCGTTGCCTCTCTCTAGGTGTAGTACCTGCCCAGTATCCCATAACTCTGTGCTTTAATGAATACTCTAAACACTGGTTGCGTACTTCGCAACTCGCACAAATCCGTTGTAGCAAATTCTTTTCACGATACCCTGGTTCATCATCTTCATTAAACCATAACTCTGTGTCTGTACCTGCACATGCTGGTGTTGATTCCCACTTAGGGTAATCTGACATTAAGACAACTCCTTCTCAATAGCCTGAATAGTTGGGCAGGGATAAGGATGACTTGCATATTCCTTGTTATTTTTGTCGTATGCAATGGAACAACCTTTACACCATCCTATAGCAACTTCATGTGGAGTATCTTGACTATCATAAGGTTTATGCAATTCAATTACCGCAAGCAAGGCTTTAATTCCTTTGAGTAATTCGTCTTGTGTCATCTATCCTCCTGTTGAGTAAAAGCCTGAGCCTTTGAACTGAACTGCTGGAGCAGACCATATACGCATCATTGTATTACCGCAAGTGTTGCAAGCGGGTGGGATAGGTTCGTTAATCTCTACAACTTCTAAACAACATTCACATTTAAAATCATATAGTGGCATTGGATATCCCTAGTTCTTTCTTTACTTCTTCCCATGGTTGATAACCTTGTGCTATAAGTATGCTCATTCTACATGAGCATACTGCTACCGCTACCTGACTGCATTGTAGATTGTCGTGTGCTGCTTGTATTAAATTTACTATAGATTGTCTGGCATCTTCCCAACCTTCTAGATATGACTCTTGTTTTAATATGCGTAGTGTCTTTTCCATATCACTGCTCACCTGTTCTCCGTATTCTCTGGGTATGGCAGAGTAACCATAGACCCACAACTAGCACACTCTCCGTCTAAGAAATAAAATGATATCTCTTTATTTTCAAATGCTACAAGTGCAATGAATATCTCTGACCCGCATACGCATACATCACCTATTGGTTCACCACGTAGGTCTATTGACCTGCTGTAGTCACCGTGGTGAATCAAATCTCGTATGTCTTTAGACTCTTCACTCACCATTATCCACGCTTTCTTGTGGTTCATCTGGTTCTACCTTTGGTCTGAACCCACCTAGATTTCTAACCAGAGATGCAAGGGCACGCTGAACTTTCTTGCGTGCTCCTTCTGCTGTTGTATCTAAATCCTTTGCAATGTCTGCCCACTCGGAAGACTCCGTGCTATATCTGGTTCTTAAAATGTTTTGCTTGGCTTCTGTTAATTTGTAAAAGGCTGAAGCAATATCAGACCTGAGAACTAACCAGTTGTTACCGTCATTGATTTCATTTGATTTAACCTGACTACCTATGTCTTTAATCTTTGTTGGAATCTCATACGATTCTGAAATGATAGATGGTAAAAACGCTTCGACTACTGATACATCGTAGTAATACAAGTCAAGTAACTCATAGCCAACCGTCCGCGCTTTCTCTTGTTCGCAATGTTTAATTGCTGCATGCCTAAGAGATTTGGCTATGAGTTTGTCCTTGTCTTTTTGTTCTAAGGCTGACCACTCTTTGTACTTAGCAGGATGAGTAACAAACCACATCCATAATGTCTGACATATATCCTGTTGCTCAACCATAGGATATTTTTTGTGATACTCAGTGGCTATGGAAGCAACAACCGACTCGTATTCCTCCGTAAATGCGCTTTCCATATAAAAAAAATGTTACCCCTCTGCCTCAGAAATCCCTGCCCATTGTCCACGTTGTACCAATAGTCCTATTATTGCATAGTTGGCTAGGTCTACAAGGGTATCTTCTACTGTTTCGTAGTTGGGCGTGTCGCCCTTGCCAACCAAGTGATTTAGTCTGGCTAACTTGTCATGCATGCGAACACGTAGTCCATTCATAGCACCGCCTGGAGCGTGGGCTATGTTAAGCGGTCCGTAATCTGCATGCTTTTTGAATAGGATTGTCAGTAGTTCTTCTGCAATCTGTTCTGCATCTGTATTATTTTTCATTGAGTATATCCTTTATGTTGTCGTCGAACTTAAACATTGCTTCTTGAACTAACACCTCTTCAATAATCTCTTCACCGTCACCATTGGCTGTTGCAATTAATACACCTGCCAACATAGTTAACATTGCTTTAGCATTATCTACATTTAAATCCATCTCTAAGTATACATCCCGCATTGCATTAAGTAGGTCAAGACCTTTCTTGTTGCTGATTGGTATACCTATAGCCCTTGGATGGTTCTTAACAAACTCCCATACTGGCTCGCTGTTATGATAAACATCTTCTGATTCGTTCATTGATAAACTCCGCTCCTAAACTCTGCACAATGCTATTTACATCGTGTCCTTCTGGCATCTGTACAATGTTTACATTGCCTAGTTCCCTGCTTATCTTCTTACCAAACTCTAAACCTGGAGCATCACCGTCTGCAAGGATAATCACTGTATCAAAGTCGTCTAGGATTTTAGAATAAAATGGCTTCCAATTGTTTGCACCTGGAATACCTACTGCTGCATGCCCTGTCTTTACTACTACTGTGATTGCATCTATCTCACCTTCTGTGACACATATGTAATCATCTGTACCTAAGACTGACTGTGCGTTAAACATTGTTGTCTTGGCACCTGGCATGCCCATGTACTTAGGGTCTTCACCCTGCATACTTCTAAAGCGTATATCAACCACACCTGATGGTGTGATATATGGAATTGCTAGTCTACCTGTGTATGCTTCATGACCTGGAAGAGCGTCCTTCACTACTCCTAGATGAAACTGTTGCACTTCTGCGACCGATAGACCCCGTGTTGCTAGGTAATCTGCTGCTAGATTTATATGGCTTGCGTACTGCTGTGTCGCCTGTAGGAGAAATTGCCTCTGCGAACTTGAGAGCCTCACTGTAGTTGCCTCCTTCCTTGTACATAATTAAATCATATACATCTCCACCAACACCACATCCGTGGCATTTGAATCTTTGTTCATCGAAGTTAATACCTGCTGATGCATGACCATCTTCATGAAATGGACATTTGATTTTGCGCCAACCGTATCCCACTGCAGGGACGGTGGCGCCAACATACTCTAGATAGACAGCAATGCTGTGCTTATCCATAGTAATAACCCTAGTAGTTCTTGCTGTAATGCTAAGAGTATTTGATACTCAATCATGTTTCATTATCTCCTTTATTAGTTTGAGCCAGACTGATGCTGGCATGGTGCAGTACCATTCATCTACATTTGATTTGCCTTTGCGTTTGTGTAGAACGGTACCTGTCCATGCGCTGTCATTCTTCATTTCAACTTCTAGTTCTTTAACCCAAGCGCTGAGGTCTAAACGCACGTGGTCTTTGACCTCAATAGTAACGCCATTTACACCGCTGATATCGCCTTTGTCTAACTGTGCTCCTGCTATTCTGCGGTCTGCATATTTGTAGCCATTGGCTTTAAGCCACTTAACTACATCTGCTTCTGCTTTACTACCTTTACGCTTGGCTGGGTTACTCACATAATGCCTTCCTGTTGGTACTGATATCTCACAGCAACATCTTCTAAGTACATTGATTCAGGGTCAAAAGATAGACTGACATAGTTGTTTCCCGTTTGGTCTGCCTTGCCATATCTATTCTTTACTGGAGCCACACATAAGAATGACTCTTCCCCTTGTTTCATTTGTCCTATGGTTAGTACCATTGCAGGAATCTGATTGACTAATCCTTGAATAGCCGAACGTGGCTGACATGGATAACCCTCAAATCCTTCTTTAGTATGGTGCAATACTAATAGTGCTGCATTAGTATCTCGTGCAAGATACTTTAGTTCTTTCATTGCGGCACGCATTCCACCAAACTCATCATGCCCATCCATTGCGATATCCATTAAATTATCTACAACGATTAGTGTTGGGCTTCTACCCCATACAGTTTCAAAGGCTGAGACTTCATCATCTAAATCTTTGAGTGTAGGTGTAGATTCAAATGACCAGAACAAATGATTGTTGTGCATAAGTAATTCATTTGCTTTCTCTGGCTCACGCTTAAGCAATAGTTCTGCAGATGTCTGGCTAATCTTGCCAGTCATTGCAATTAAACGCATTGCCATCGTGTGTGCATTTGTATCTGCGCTGAAGTAAAGCGTTGGCTGTTTAACTCTGGCTGCAATTGCTAATGCAATTGAAGACTTGCCTGCACCTGGAGTGCCTGCAACTACAGTTACTTCTGCTCTACGCAGGATTATTCCTGCCCTCTCAAAAGCCTGGAAGGCAGGTGGCAATGGTTCGCCACCTACCTCCGACTTTGTTACTGAACGCTTGAGTGTTTTCACTTAACTTGTTCTGGCACGAATGAGTTCCATTCACTGCTTGCCATGTTTACATATTGATTCTTGCACTTATCAAACGCACCCTTTGGTGCTGGGCAGAAGTAACCTTTGTATGGCTTCCCGTCTTTGCCCATTCCCTGGATTGCTGTCATACGACCATGTGGACAGTTACGTCCACCTGCTATTGGCTGTGTATATTCTTGTGCAGGAATTGTATTTCCTGTTTCAACTACGCTACCACCAATGGCTGCTGCTACTGCTGCTGCTGACATGACTGGTGTTGGACCAATCTTGCGAACGTGCGACTCTAGTTCTTGTGTTGCCGAAACAATTGCATCTAATCCGTTAGCAATTGTCTGGTCTAGTTCTTCTCCGTTTGCTGCACGTACTGTTACCAAACTACCTGCTGTTGTCTTGACTGTGATACTGATTGGTGCTTCTGAGTGTGACATATTTTTCCTATTCGAATGGAGTGGTAAGACCTTTTTGGTCTCGCCATTTTCTTACTTTCATAGCAAACTCTACACCTTTGTAGCCCTCTTTGATATCTACAAATACTAATTTGCAGTTACCTGTTCCTGCTGGTAGATGTATGATGATTGCTTTTTCTTTATTGATGTCGCCCCACGTAGAGCGGGACGCCGTATCAGGGAAGTACGGCGTACCGTTGGCATAGATTGCCAACTGCATTGCAATGTTATGAGGATGGTCTATTCGACCTGTCTTCAAATCTGCAATGAACCGTTCTCCTTTGTACTCAACAACTCTATCGGGTGTACCTGCAATCTTAAACTT